TGCACCCGAAGGTGAGGATCTACCCTTTGTAAAACTATACTCCCATGCCTTTCAAGGTCCTGGTGGTTGGTATATTGAAAACTCTCTGACATCACTTGGTCAGAAAGATCCTGTTTCTGAGTATAACACCCAACTCTGGAACAATGGCACAGATGCAGGAAAAGAAACAGCACGGAAGCAAAAACGTAAACTTACTTACATGAGTAACATTTACGTTGTGAAAGATCCAGCAAATCCAGAGAACGAGGGCAAAGTGTTCTTGTTCAAGTATGGTAAAAAAATATTTGACAAACTCACTGCAGCGATGCAACCTGAGTTCGAGGATGAGGAAGCAATCGATCCATTCGATTTCTGGCAAGGTGCTAACTTCAAGTTAAAGGCAAAGAACGTAGCAGGATACAGAAACTATGATAGTTCTGAGTTCGCTGCTGTAAGTCCACTACTTGATGATGACGATGCTCTTGAGGCATTATGGAAGAAACAATTCTCACTCGCAGAGATTGTTGCACCAGAACAGTTCAAAACATATGAAGAACTAAAGAAAAGATTAGAGTATGTTCTTGGAAGTAAGAGACCTGCTCAAGATCCAGAAGTCTTCGATGAAGATAATGATCGTGGTGAAGCAGAAGAGTTAGTAACTGCTGCTGTATCCGCACCTCCAACTACCTCAACGGTAGACAAAGACGAGGATGATGCATTATCATACTTTGCGAAACTCGCAGAAGAATAATTACACAGGAGGTCAAACGACCTCCTTTTTTTATGATAATGTTATATTAGTATTTTCTGTTCTTGCAACTCTACGATTAACAAATTCTGATGATTCTTGATATGTCATAATTTCTCTCATATCATCTAAAAATTCAGTTATATTTTCCTCTCTTAACACATTTATATTTCTTTTTTCATCATTTAAACGAGTTTCATATTCATAATTATTAATACCCACAACAGGATTAATAGTTGCATTTGGTGCGCCTGGTTTTGGTATTGTAAAATTAGAATCAACAACTTTACCTTTTGGTAGTATCAATCTATCATTACTATCTTTGACCTCTGTTGTTTCAAAAAATCTTGTACTGTTAAGTGAATCACCATACTTATTAAAACAATAATTATGTAAATCACGATTATTCAATGGCCATTCATTACGAATATTAATTATTCCAGCTACTGTAAGCACGACCCAATCTAAACTTGGACTTCCATATAAGTCTTCTGCAACGATATCTGGTCTAGCACCCTCTGGTATCTCGTATTTTTCAAAAAGAACAAAATTTTTGTATAGATCATCTCTTAATTTTACTCTCCTAAAAACATTTTTAACAAGTATATAGTCAAGTGATGATTTCTTTTCTGGAAGAAAAGATGGATATAATATATTTGGTAATTCTCTAAAATATCCCATTAGTATCCTACTCCTTCTGTGCCAGGTCTCGCATCATAATCAACATCGTAAATTGGTTGTAACTCTTTAAATGACAAATCTAAAATTATTGATACTGGTGTTCCATCATCATATGTGGCGTAAACACCTTCTCCTGTATATGTAGTTGACATATCTGTTAAAAAACACTGTTTAAATTTATTCAAAAACTTATGATTTTTACGACCTGTGCGATACCGTAGACTGAAAACATTAGGAGTTTTAAGAAAGAAATAACCACTACCTTGTGTTCCACCCTGTGCAGCAGGAGCCATGTTTCTCTTGAAAGCACGGATGATTAATCTCACTTGTTCTGCCTCTTTTTCATTTCTTGGAGTAAACTTATAATTAAATCTAAAATTACGAAGAGTCGGACCTCCAAACAGTAATTCCATGTTTGGATTTAATATCTCTCCGTTTGCTCTTGCTAGTAATTGACTTGTAGTAACATTGACACCAAATATTCCAACTGCTTTTGATGATAAAAATTTGGTTAATACATTTGATGCAGCATCAACATTTCCAAAACCTTCAACGATTGATTTTTTAGATTTTTGAACTGCCTCTGTAAATGCCTCTTTAGCACCATCTCCTAGAGGAATATTCATAATATTGTCAGCAGCTTCAAGTCCTACTGCACCTAGACCGTTTAAATTTGATGCATCATATTGAACGTTATTTGTATCTGCAAGATTTGATGGTATAGGAAGTAGTATAGTTCCAGCATTGACCAAAGGTTTTTTTGATAATCTATTGCTTGATCTGCGACCTGCACGATCAGATCCAAAATAATTACCAGTTACATATCTATTATTATCACCAGGATTTGATGTATATCCTCCTAATGCAACATATTCTTCTATATCTATCTGTAAGTAATCAGTGTGCTCTGTTAATGATTCAAGTGGATATCTTAAAACACCACTTTGTCTTCTTTTTCTTTTGATTGTAGAATTTATATATTTATCTTTATTCTTTTGAAGATCTGAAATCAAACCTCTTTTATCGAGTAAGTCCTTTGGTATAACATTACCATTAGGTCCATTTTCAGTTTCGCTAGCAGACATATCTCTTTTTAGTTATTTATAAGGTATTTTGCAAATGGTATAGTATTTAGGTCTTGTAACTCTTCATTTGTAACTTGATAGAGTTGACCTACTACTTCTTGGAAGGTATATGATCGAGATTGACCCCAGTGAAAATTGATTCCTTTAAATCCCCAATCAAATATATTTGTCACTGCTACTAATGGATTCTGATCATATCGACCAGGTGTTTTTGGTTGATATACAAACACATAGATTTTGCCAACTTCAGGAATTGATGCTATACTATCACCTAGAACATCCATGATTTCAATCATAAGATCATCAGCATCCTCTGTTCCAAGAAGATCTCCTACCAGTGGGGCGATTCGACTCATTTGATTCCTAGTTCTTTTTCAGTCATGACCTTAAACTCCCACATACGATCCTCACAGAAATCTGTTGCTGCTTTCCACTTTGCTTGGTTCTTAGCGTATTCATAGACTTCTCTTAAATAATTCTTGGTCTGTCTTTTGGGTTTTTTTGGTTTTTGTGTTTGTTTAAGTGGTTTTACTTCTATTAGATATGTCTTAATACGACCAGTGTTCTCTTGAACCTTAATATAGAAGTCGGGAAAGTATCTGTGAACTCGATTATCAACAGGAGAACGATAGGGTAGTGCGATTTCTTCACTCCCCCATTCAAGTATTTTATCATTCTTGTCACAATAAACCATGAATTTTCTCTCCCAAAGTGACCTGTATATGATGTTTGTGGGGTCGCCTTTATACTTTCTGGGATAAGAAGGATAATATTTTCCCTTATATGACATAAATAGAAATAACAATCATACTTATTTAGAGTGGCAGAGACAACAATAAAACCATATAACCTTTCGGTTGCGAAGAATATTATAGGTTCGTTAGCACAGACTAACCATTTTCTTGTAACATTCTCTTCATTGACACCATCAGTCGAGTCATATTTGGCAAGTTATTGTGATATTGCTGATGTTAGAGATTTTATGGCAAGAAGGATGGGTATTCTTTGTAGTGATGCATCTTTACCAACTTCTACATTGGCAACAGCAGAGGTAAAAGATAACTTCATGGGTGTTCCTCAACAGTTTGCCCATACAAGATTTTATACTGATATTGCATATTCTTTTTATATTGATGAAGATTACACACTTCTTAAAATATTTGAAGGATGGATGGAATATATTACAAGTGGTGCAAGTCGAGATGTGGAACAAGATCATCGTGCATATTATAGAAGGATGAGATATCCTGATTCATACAAGTGTAATACAATGTATATTAATAAATTTGAAAAGAATTATAAAAGAACTCTTAGATATAGATTTGTTAATGTTTTTCCAAAAAGTATTGATGCTGTTCCAGTATCTTATGGCTCTGCTGATATTCTCAAAGTATCAGTAAACTTCAATTATGACCGCTATATAGTAAACGGTTAGAAAACCTCTATAAATAATTTTACTGAATTGAATATTCATTATGCCTTTACCTAAAATAAGCACTCCTACATATGAGCTAACTTTACCTTCCTCTGGTAAAAAAATCAAATACAGACCTTTTCTTGTTAGAGAAGAAAAAGTATTGATAATGGCTTTGGAGTCTGAGGATACAAAACAAATAACAAATTCTGTTATTGATATACTTAATTCATGTATACTCTCTAAGGGAATAAAACTTGAAACACTCGCAACATTTGATATTGAATACCTATTTTTAAATATTAGATCAAAGTCTGTTGGTGAAACAATTGATGTAAACATTGTATGTCCTGATGATAATAAGACACAAGTAGCAGTGACTGTTGATGTTGATTCTATCAAAATAAAGAAGGATCGCAAACACAAGAATGTCATTAAATTAGATGACAATCTCTCATTGAAATTAAAATATCCATCAATGACTCAATTCATTGATAGTAATTTTGAATCAAAGATAGATGAAAGTGAGGTAAAAAGCACTCTTGATATGATTATATCTTGTATTGATGTTATTTTTAATGAAGAAGAAAGTTGGCCAGCATCTGAATCGACTCCAAAAGAACTTGAAGATTTTATAGATCAGTTGAACACAAAGCAATTTAAGTTAATCGAAGATTTCTTTGCAACAATGCCTAAATTGACTCATACTATCAAAGTTAAAAACCCAAATACTGGGGTGGAGTCGGACGTTAAATTGGAGGGATTAGCAGCTTTTTTCAATTAAGTATGGCTCATACGAATCTAGAGTCATACTTTAAAGTTAATTTTGCCTTGATTCAGCATCATAAATACTCATTAACTGAGGTCGAGAATATGATCCCTTGGGAAAAAGATGTTTACATTTCATTACTTCAACAACATATTGAGGAAGAAAACCTAAAAGCACAACAAAGGAAGAATGGATAGATCTCCAGCACTTGAAAATTTTATGAATAAAATGGCTACCATGCAAGGTCAGGGTAAGCCAAAAATGAGTGCGACCAGCATGAAGATTGGTTCGGGTAGTTTAGAGAGTAGAGTTGCAAATAACGAAAATAAGATTACGACATTAAAAAATATTTTTAAGGCACAAAGAAAAGAGATTGGTGAGAAAATAACTCCAAAAGTAAGTAATTTAGAGCAGTCATTATTAGAAACTACAAATATATTAGGAGAGATTACACAAAAATTACAACTTGATTTCTCTCAGAGACTAGAGGAACAAAAAAACTTATTTGATCAACAAAGGAAAGATAATTTAGATAAGAAACGAGATGATAAAGAGGAAAAATTAGAGACAGTAAAAAAATCTAAAATATCAAAAAAATTAGCAAGTGTTATAAGTAAACCATTTGGTAATATTTTTGATAAATTATTAAATTTAGCTGGTATTCTAGGTGCAGGTATTCTTGG